TTGCCTGTGATTGTGGATTTAGCCCGTGCCAATGCGGAGTACCAACGCAGCTTTGATTACGGCATGCGCTCATCTGTGCGCAGCTATGTGGAGGATTCCACCAACGCTGCCAAGCAGGCTGAGCGGGCGGTGACTTCTGCTTTTAAAGGCATGGAGGATGCGCTGGTTCAGTTTGTGACCACGGGCAAGCTCGACTTCAGCAGCTTGGCCAACTCCATCATTGCTGACCTGGTGCGCATTCAGATCCAGCGGATGGTCACTTTGCCATTAGCAGGCTGGTTGGGAGGTTTGGGTTCAACACCCACACCTGCACCCGGAGGCAGCATCGTTCCAATCGGAGCGACGGACCTTGTAAACCCCTTGGTCGCAGTGGCACACACGGGTGGCTTGATTGGTTCGGACAGTTTGGCTTCCCGCTCTGTTGGGCTTCACAACTTCGCAGGTGCTACCCGGTATCACACGGGTGGTTTGGTCGATGGGGAGGTGCCCATCATTGCCCAGCCTGGTGAGGCTGTATTCACGCCCGGTCAGATGCGTGCATTGGGTGGTGCGCTTTCCTCAAAGAACCAACCCCAAGTGCGTGTGGCTGTGAACGTGATCAACAACGCTTCTGGCGTGGATGCACGAGTGCAGTCCTCACAACAAGCGGATGGCTCCATGCGCCTAGACATCATCGTTGAGCAAATTGAAGCCCGCATGTCCCGATCGATTGGTCAGGGCACGGGTATTGCGCCAACGCTTGAGCGTCGTTATGGCCTCAACCCCGCCGCAGGAGCAATGCGATGACGAGTAGTTATCCACAGTTCCCGGTGGAGAGGATTCCGCTTCCTTCGGTAGATGGTTACACCATCTCTCCGGGTGAGGCGGTTATTCGTACTGACATGGAGTCGGGCGCAGCTAGGTCGCGGCGTCGCTTCAGTCAAACACCTGCGCGGGTGAGTGTTCGCTGGAACCTGCGGCCCCTGACCTATGCAATTTTTGAATCTTGGTTCAAGCACGAAATCCTTGATGGTGCGGAGTGGTTCGAGTTGCCATTGCTTGCGGGCATTGGTATGGCCACGACACAGGCGCGTTTTACCAAGGCCTATCAAGCCAAGCTGGTGCGGCGTAACCAATGGGAAGTCAGCGGTGAGCTGGAGATCCGAAATCGTCCTGTCTTGACCCGTGATGCGCTGGGAGTTCTTGTGAACTCTGACTTCGAAGCCTTGGAGCTTTCCATCGATTCGCTCGAATACCTCGTCCAACACCAACTGCCCTCAGAACCCTGGTAACTCAGGTCTGGGGGCTTTCTTTTGAGCTCCCATGAACCTGCAAGAACGGTTAGAAGCGACAGTCAATAAGGCTGAGGTTGATGTGTCCTTGTTGCACCAAGTGGTGCATGGCAACAGCCAGACTGATGTGGTCACCGAGGGTGGTCCTGTCAAAACGGTGGCCAAGGCTATCCATCAGGTTGAACTTGATTTGGCTGCGTCTCGCACAGAGCTCACAGCTCAGGTGGGTGAGGCCACAAGGCAAGCTGGCATTTCCACGAGCAGTGCCAATCTGTCCACGTCTAAAGCAGCAGACGCAGCGGCAACGCTGGCTGAGGTTAAGGCTAGGGCCGATGCGGCAACCAGTGCCGTGGTGATTCCAACCAAGACATGGGTGGGCAACGGGACGCAGACAGACTTCGCGCTTGACTATGCGGTGGGTCATCCCGGTGCATTGCAAGTGACTGTTGCCAGTGTGCTGCAAACACCTGTGGATGCTTATTCGCTGTTTGACTCCAAAACGCTGAGGTTTGTGACGGCTCCCTTGAATGGGGTGAGCATCACGGCTCGGATGCTGGATAAAGAAAGCCAGACTGGTGCAGCCGCTGCGATGGATTGGGCGACCAAGACCACGGGGCCTGTGCAGGGAACTGAATATTCGGCGAAATACCAAGCGCAGGCAGCGGCCAGCAGTGCAAGCGCATCTAGTGCTTCAGCTTCTGCGGCTGCAACGAGTGCTTCAGCCTCTGCCACTTCCGCGACCACATCCAGTACCAAAGCCAGTGACGCGGCTACGTCTGCGGGCAATGCAGCAGCTTCTGCTGCAACTGCAACGACACAAGCCAGTGCAGCTTCTGGTTCTGCCAATAGTGCGGCTGCAACTGCCACAGCCTCTGCCAGCTCAGCAACCACCGCAGCGTCCAAAGCAACCGATGCATCCAGTAGTGCATCGAGTGCTTCTGGTTCAGCAAGTGCAGCCGCAACGAGCGCCAATACCGCGCAAGACTGGGCGACCAAAACAAGTGCGCCTGTCAGTGGCACTGATTACTCGGCCAAGTATTACGCCCAGTCCATCACGGCATCTGCGGCGACTGCCACTCAAAAAGCGAGTGATGCAGCGGCAAGTGCCACGGCTGCGGCAGGCTCTGCCAGTACTTCTACGACCAAAGCCTCAGAGAGTGCAGCGTCGGCCAGTAGTGCTGCATCGTCAGCGACAACGGCAACAACGCAGGCCACTGCAGCGGCGACATCTGCCACCAACGCAGGCGCATCTTCGACGGCGGCGTCTGGCTCTGCAAACACGGCCAGCACCAAAGCAAGTGACGCGTCTGCAAGTGCCACGGCTGCTGCAAGCTCTGCGACCAATGCAGGTTCTAGTGCAACGAGTGCTGCTGCATCCGCGAGTGCCGCAGCAGGTTCTGCAACGACGGCAACGACCAAGGCCTCAGAGGCTTTGGCCAGTGCAAACGCATCTGCTTCGTCTGCGAGTGCTGCTTCAACCAGCGCAACAAGTGCAGCGAGTTCTCTGTCTTCCGCTCAAACGCAAGCCACCAAAGCGGCGGATTGGGCGGAGAAGACGGCGGCGACAGTTGACGGAACCGGTTACTCAGCCAAGTACTGGGCAGCACAAGCGGCTGGTTCAGCCGCAGCGGTGACGACCAACACCATCATTCCTGCGGAGACTTTCACGGGCAATGGTGTGGCGACAGACTTCACGATCAGTCGCGGGGTTTCTTATCCCGGTGCTTTGTTGGTCACTGTTGCAGGAGTACAGCAAGCACCAGTGGATGCGTACACCACGCCCACAACGACCACGCTTCGATTCAGCTCAGCGCCGGGCAATGGTGTTCTTATCAGTGTTCGGTATTTGGATAAGGAAGCGCAGTCGGGCGCCGCTGCTGCACAAGAGTGGGCAACGAAGACGACTGGTACGGTCTCAGGCTCTACGGAGTACTCCGCTAAGTACCACGCAGGGGCGGCCGCTGCGAGTAGTGCTGTGGCAATCCAAAAAGCAACGGATGCTTCTGGATCTGCGACTTCTGCTGCAGCCTCAGCCACAACCGCCACGACCAAGGCGTCTGACGCTTCTGGTTCTGCCACTGCGGCTGCAAGCTCTGCGACAACTGCCACTAGCAAAGCAGGCGAAGCATCGACCTCGGCAACGAATGCAGCTTCGTCTGCATTTGCCGCGGCGACTTCCGCAACCACATCAGCAACCTCTGCCTCAACGGCGACGACCAAAGCTTCTGATGCAGCAACGTCTGCGGCGACAGCCGCAACTAAGGCAACAGAAGCCAGTAGCTCTGCAACTGGTGCGGCAAGTTCGGCAAGTGCAGCGAGTACATCGGCCTCTCAGGCATCAACCTCAGCCACCAGCGCTGCAACAAGTGCCACTGCTTCTTCCACCTCAGCAACCAATGCCCAGACCTATGCCACGCAGGCACAAGCTGCGGCAGCCAGCGCGCAAGGTTCGAGCGTTGCGCCGCAGGTGTTCACGGGAAACGGCAGTGCCACTGACTTTGCCCTCACCACGGCAGCGGCCAGTGTGACCAAGCTCATGGTGACAGTTGCCAACGTCATTCAAGACTCGTTGGACGCGTATGTGTTGGTCAATAGCGGTGCCACCTTGAAATTCACATCTGCGCCCTTAAACGGGGTGCGCATTGTTGTTCGGTATCTGTAGCGCATTCATTTGAAAGGAGGCCGTTGTGCCTATTACCCAAATCCCACCTGAGGGCCTGAAAGACTCGGGTGTCTCTGCAGGAACCTATGGGTCTGCTTCGCAAATTCCCGTGCTAACGGTCAACAGCAAAGGCCAAGTCACTTCCGCAGGTACTGCTGCGCTGGACTTGTCGACCAAGGTCAACAAGGCAGGTGATACGATGACGGGAACCTTGTCTGTTTCACGTCTGCAAGTCGCATCCACAGCGAACTACATCGATCTAGTTGATACAGACTGGGGTACGCGGTATTTGCATCACAACCAAGGGCTATTGGGTTTTCTGAAATCTGATGGCAACTGGGACATGTACATGAATAACGGTGGCCAGATGTGGACGGCCAACTACGGCTGGTTGCATGACTGCTTCTTCAACAACGTGAGCAACTGCGTACGTGTAAACAACACACCGAATTCTGGTTGGCAAGGCGCCCCCAATTGCCAAATCACGGACAACTGTTACAACTGCGGCGATCAAGCTCCGTACAACTACTACAACTTGATCACCTTGTTTGATAACGGTGGCAACTTGCGGCTTGGCGCATATGGAACTCGGTACAACTGCAATTGCGATTGCAACTGCTGCTAAGGGGGAGAACATGAAACTTCACCTCACAACAAAAAATACACCCTTTGCGCTGGATGTCACCTTAGATGGTTCGGTGCTCTCGTTCCGAGTTCGAAATGTCATGCAGCGAGATTTTGTGGGCGACCCAACACAGGATCATGACAGCGGTGGCAAGTTCTTTGATGAATCACTGATCACCGAGTGGCGGGGAGATTGGGGCGTTTTTGATGAAGGCGCCTACCAGCGCTCTTTGGACTTGGAAACATTCAAATCACATGCTGAGTTTGGCGACCATGCTTCGTTCATGTTGTACGCCCCGAAGGGATGGGCATCAGAGGGCGCGCGAGAAAGTCTCTTTGATCACACACCCAACCTGTATGTCGCCACTTTGGCGAGCAAGATGGATGCACAGGCTTATCACGCCACCGTGGTTCAGGCTCACCCCATTGGTCACATCTTGGTTCCCTTCAAAACATCGGAACTCCCAGACTGGTTGCTTGGTTTCAATGTGTTCGATCCTGTGCTCGTTAAAACAGAAGGGGACTTGGAGACCGAGCCTTGTGTGACATTGGCTTTGGCGCGCATGGAGTCTTTACCTGTGGTTCGGTTCACACCCAGTGTTGAATCGGGTGAGGGGCTGATTGTCAATTTCAGACTGGAAGAGTCAGATGGCCAGCCCATTGCCCATCATGAAGCGGAGATCTATTTGGACTCAACCGCTGGTTTCTTGCGCGAGCGTCGCGTGATGACTGTTGATGGAGCGGGGAGCACTGTTTTCAAAACAGACGGTCTGTGCTCTGGCACCCAAATCAAGATCAAAGTCGGCTTCAAGTACTTCAGTGGTACGGATGACTTGGTGGTGAGCGTTCCATGATCCTTGACCTTTTTCCTCTTAAAACAGGGATCTGGTCACTTGGCATGGATACGGCGTTTGATCAGGGGCTCTATGAAGAGCTCTTGCAATTGAACGTGCGCATGCAAACAGGCGATCAAATCTGGGAACGCAAAGACCACAACATCTTTGACGGGCATTCACCGCGCTGCCAGACGTTGCAGACGACAGTTGTGTGCAAAGTGCAGGAACTGCTTGGTCCAAGCGGGCGAGTGGTTCATGTGCAAGGGCGTGAAGTGGTTCGCGCCAATGGCGTCGAAATCATGCCGCACAACGACGAAGACGAATGTGATGTGCAGGCCATCTACTTTCCGTTCGGTCCCGAGCTAGATGGTTCGCTTGGCCTGATGCCACAGATCAATCAATTCGCACCCAATGGCTTCGCCATCTGTAACCCCGCCTGGCGCTCGTCCGGTTTTGCTGGGTTGCTCATGCCTTGGGAGTCCCCATCCAAGTTCTGGATCAAACCTCATCGCGGTCTGTTGATCGCCTTTGATGCCAGAGCGATTCATTTTCAGAAACCCTACTTTGGGGAGCAACCGTTCATGAATATTCTTTTCAATATCAAAGTGGAGCGCATCCATGGCTGAGTTCCGCATCTATGTGATCAAGCTTGACGGCACAGAAGACTCGTTGGTCTACAACAACCAAACTTCTAGCCTTGCTTGGAGCAATGGCCAGTCGGTCGTTCCAGTCAAAGCGCGCGCTTGGCGTGATGCGACGGTGGTTGCCAAAGATCAACCCGGTCGCAAGGGCAATGTGCGAGTGCTCAAGATCAGTCTTGGCCTGCTTTGCAATTACGCCTGCACCTACTGCTCACAACGGTTTGTGCCGCATGCAGATCAAACCAATCCAGAAGACGTTGATGCGTTTTTGAGCTCATTGGTCGATGCGCTGATTGAACCTCCAGAGCGCATTGAGTTCTGGGGTGGCGAACCGCTGGTTTACTGGAAGACCTTAAAACCACTGGCTGAGCGGTTGAGGGCGTTGTACCCCAAGGCTCAGTTCAGCATGATTACCAATGGCAGTCTGTTAGATGCAGACAAGAACGCATGGATTGACCGTTTGGGATTCTCAGTGGGGTTGTCGCATGATGGCCCTGGTTATCACGCACGCGGTGCTGATCCTTTGGATGACCCACAAAAGCGAGCTGCCATCTTTGATCTGTACGCGCGCTTGAAGCCTGAGGGTCGAATCAGCATCAACGCCATGATTCACGCCAACAATCCAAGTCGCGCGCATGTGCAGGCATGGCTGCGCGAACGCTTTGGTGAGGATGTCGTCATTGGCGAGGGCGCTTTCATTGATCCGTATGACGAGGGTGGATTGGCTTCCACGTTTCAGACTTCAGGGGAGCGCGTCACTTTCAGTGCCTTTGCGTTCAAGGAGTTGCGTGCAGGTGCGGTGACCAGTTTTGATATCGGTCGCAAGAAGATCATGGACTTTGTGGAGTCTGTGGCCCAAGGCCGTCCTGCCAGTGCGTTGGGTCAAAAGTGCGGCATGGACCGCACCGACAACCTCGTTGTTGATCTAAACGGCAATGTGTTGACTTGCCAGAACGTGAGCGCAGCCGCTGTAGCTCCAAACGGTGAGTCACACAAGATTGGGCACATCTCTCAGCTTCAAGCAGTCAAGATGCGCAGCGCCACGCATTGGAGCAAGCGAGACGGTTGTTCAAATTGTCCTGTGCTTCAGTTGTGCAAAGGCTCATGCATGTTTTTGGACGGCCCCTTGTGGACAGCAGGGTGCGATGCCTCCTATGCCGACAACGTGCCGTTTTTAGCCGCAGGCATTGAGTTCCTTACTGGCTGCTTCCCGTTCTACATCGAGGGCGATTTCCCGCAGGAGCGGCGAGATATCTTTGGATTGGTCAGTGAGCACTCCGAAGCGAAAGAGCGTCGTGTCATCCCGATCAAGGTAGAGCATGCCTGATGTGACGTTGAGTGATGCGTTGAAAGAGGCGTACGCGAGTTCACCTTCAGATGTGGTGATCCTGCACACCTTAGAGCTGCGTCACCCTGACTTTAAAAACGAGTCGGGCGTGACAACAGCTATCCGGGTGGTGCGAGATCAACAAGACCTCTTTGCACGTCTCGAAGCTTCGGCACCGTTGAATCCAAACCAGACAGTGAGGTTTGTAGCCATGGGGTTTGATTTGGATTTGCCGCCTGTGGACATTGCACCTGTTCCTGAGGTCGTGCTGACCTTGGATAACGTCTCTCGCGAGATCGTCAAACACCTTGATGCTGCGTCTGAGTCAGAAGCTTCCATCGAAGTCACTTATCGCCCGTACTTGTCAAACGATGTCGAGGGCCCGCAGATGGATCCTCCCATCACGTTGGTACTGACTGAGGTGGAGGCTGATGTGATGCGAGTGACCGCAAGGGCGCGCATGGTCGATATCGGAAATAAAGCGTTTCCAGGTCGGTTGTACACCTCGACAGAGTTTCCGGGACTTGCCCGGTGATGGGTAAGTCATGAAACCAACAAACGGCTACTGGGCGCACCGATACATAGGTCGCCCATGGATAGCAGGCGGACGAGGCCCCGAGTCATTTGACTGCTGGGGCCTTTTTTTATGGGTGCAGAGAAATCACTTCGGACGGGAGCTTCCGCTTATCCCAGTGGATGCAATGGATCTGCGTGTGGTGCTCAAGACATTCAACGAACACCCCGAGCGAAAACGCTGGCAGCGTGTGCCAACGCCAAAACATGGGGATGCCGTGCTGATGCGTCAGTCCAGATATCCGGTGCATGTCGGTGTTTGGCTAGACATCGATGGTGGAGGCGTGCTGCATTGCGCGCAAGGTGTGGGGGTGGTGTTTCAGGACTTGTGGGCGCTTGACCGTCATGGTTGGCGAGTCGAGGGGTTTTATGCATTTCGAGGTGAGCCATGCCAAGCAGCAATGATGGTGTCGTAGTTTGGCTCCGAAACCCATTCGATCCCCAAGAGCGTGATGTCCATCACGTTCAGGGTAGTCCAACCATCAGCCAATGGATGCACCAAGAGCAGGTCGTTTTTGAGCAACCAACGCTGGTACTCAAGAACGGCAAGCCAGTGCTAATGGCTGAACGCTGCGTGACCCTCATTGAGGCTGGAGATGTCATTGCACTGGTGTCGCTGCCACAAGGAGGTGGAGGCGGGGGTAAGAACCCGTTGCAGACTGTTCTGATGATTGCCGTCTTGGTTGTGGCGAACGCCTATGGCGCTGAGCTGGCCGCATCCTTCGGATATTCAGGCGCAGTAGCGACTTCGGTGGCATCAACCGCAATTGCTGTGACAGGTTCCATCATCGTGAATGCCTTGGTGCCGTTACCAAATCAGAGCCTGCCCAATGCCACAGCCAGCTCATCTTCACCAAGTCCAACTTACTCACTGCAGGCGCGTGGCAACTATGGGCGCCTGTCCCAGCCGATTCCTGTTGTGTATGGGCAGCATCTGATTTATCCGGATTTGGCAGCGATGCCCTATACGGAGTACGTCAACAACGAAGAGTACCTGCACCAGCTCCATGTGATTGGCATTGGGCATTTCCATTTTGAAGAGCTGTCGATTGATGACAGCCCCATTGCATCGTTTGAAGAAGTGCAGGCACAGGTCATCGAGCCGGGTGGTCAAAACACCTTGTTCAACAACGATGTGGTGACAGCGGCTGAGGTGACGGGGCAGGAGTTAATTGCCGTCGCTGATACGGGCGGCAGCATCATTGGTCCCTTTGCGCTCAACCCTGCGGGGACCCAAGTTAATCAGATTGGCATTGACGTTGTAATGATGCGAGGCTTGTACTACGCGACTGATGGTGGAACGCTGGATAGTCGAACCGTTCAATGGCAGGTTGAGGCAAGAACCATCAATGACGATGGTGATGCCACCTCCGGATGGCTTCATCTTGCCGATGAGTCCTACTCGGCAGCTACCAATACAGCTCAACGTAGAACCTACAAATATGGAGTGGGTGCCGGTCGCTACGAGGTGCGTGTTCAAAGGCTAGACATCAAAGACACCAGTACCCGTGCGGGGCATGAGCTTCGCTGGGGGCAAGCAAAGGGCTATCTGGTCAATCCATCATTGCCATCGGACTTGACCTTGCTGGCATTGCGCATGCGCGCAACGGATAACTTGTCGCAGAGATCATCTCGTTTGGTGAACTGCCTAGTCACTCGAAAGCTCCCTGTTTGGTCAAAGACCACAGGATGGAGTTCACCTCAAGCTACTCGCTCGATTGCTTGGGCATTTGCAGATGCAGCGCGCTCGAGTTACGGGGCAGGGTTGCCTGATGCAAAGATTGACTTGAATGCACTCGCTCGACTGGATGGGGTGTGGTCTGCGCGTGGTGATACGTTCAATGGCGTGTTTGACCAGAACCTAACGGTTTGGGACGCCATGGGGCAGATTGCCAGAGCTGGACGTGCGCTTCCGTTCCTGCAAGGCGGCATTGTGCGCATTGTTCGAGATGAACCCAAGACCATCCCTGTGGCCTTGTTCTCCACCCGAAACATCGTGCGCAGTAGTTTGAAGATTCAGTACGTGATGCCGGGAGATGCAACAGCGGATGCGGTCACGGTTGAATACTTCAACCCCAAGAGCTGGAAGCCTGATGAAGTCACGGTGGCCCTTGCGGGTTCGGCCCTCTCTAAGCCTGCTCGCTTGAAGCTCTTTGGTTGTACCGACAAGTCTCAAGCGATGCGCGAGGGCAGGTACATCGCGGCGGCCAATCGGTATCGCAGACGAATCATCACTTTTAGGACAGAGCTTGAAGGGCTGATTCCGACCTATGGGGACTTGGTGGCCATCAGTCATGACATGCCCAGCTGGGGTGTCAGTGGTGAGGCTTTGTCATGGGATGGTGCATCCAAGGTGTTGGTCTGTTCGGAGCGCTTGCCTTGGCAGACAGGAGCGAATCACTACATCGCTTTGAGACGCGTAGATGGTTCTGTGACAGACCCGATTGGTGTGACGCGTGGAGTTACTGAACGACATGCCGTGCTGCAGCAAACGCCGAGCATTGCAATTCAAACCGGTGGAGGTGAGGAGCGAACGCACTTTGCATTTGGGGTGGGGCAGACCTGGGCCCAGATGGCGCGCGTCATGAGCGTGAAACCTCGAGCTGATTTGGTGGAGGTGACCTGCGTTGCCGAAAGCGCTTCCGTTCATACCGCTGATCAAACATAAACGAACGAGTTGTTCACAACCCGCCTTGAAGTGATTCAGGCGGGTATTTTTTTGGGAGTTATCAAATGCCAGAACCTACGAGTAGCGGAGTGGCAGGAGCCGCCGCTGCATACAAAGCCTTTGGTGGAACGGCTGCTGCCGCAGCCAGTGGTGCAACGCTTGCTGCGGTCGTTGTCATGCTCATGACGCCGCCTCGCGATAAGCGCGAGTGGACAGTGGGGTTGATCAGTACGGTGGTCTCAAGCATTGGCGGTGGTGCGACCACGATTGAGTATTTCCAGCTTCACCACTGGGCGTTCTCAACGGTGGGCCTATGCGCCATGGGTGGTTTGATCTTTGCCTGCGGCTTGCCCGGCTGGGCATTGGTGCGGTGGATTTTTAACTTCATAGAGGAAAGGCGCGATGCCTCAATTGATGAGGTTGCCAAAGATGTGAGGGAGATGCTATGAAACCACAAGACTTCATTTCGCTGATTGGGCCTGCAGCACAGGCTTGCAGCAAGTCCACGGGCGTACCTGCCAGCATCACGGTTAGCCAGGCGGCGCTTGAGTCTGGCTGGGGTGAATCAGGGCTCACCAAGACGGCGAGGAATCTGTTCGGGATTAAGGCAGACAGTTTGTGGCGCGGTGAGACCGTGACGCTTGACACAAAAGAGTTCATCCGAGGGCAGTGGGTTGTCGTGCCCGCTAAATGGCGCAAATACCCCACATGGCAGGCCAGTGTGGATGACCATGCTGCATTCTTGAAGAGCAACCCACGCTACAAAGACTGCTTCCTGTGCGTCTCAGCTCAGACCTTTGCTCGAGCACTCCTAAAGGCTGGATACGCGACAGATCCTGACTATGCCGACAAGCTGATCCGTTTGATTGGTACCTACGGCTTGGCTTCATTAGACGGGGAGGGCGTATGAGCTGGATTCGTGCGTTCCTCGAATTGAATAAATCCTTGCTTTTTAAGGGGCTGCTGCTTCTCATGGCGTTTTTACTAGGCCTGCAGATGGGGGAATACCGTCTGCAGCGCCAGTGGGATGCTGAGAAGCAAATCGTGCAGATTGCACAAGCAAAGCAAGAGCAACACGCTGCCGATGTGGCTCATGTTCGAAACCAAATATCTAAGGAGATCTCTGATGACTATCGCAAGAAGTCGAACCTATTGGCTAGTCGTGCTGTTGTTCTTGGGGCTGAGCGGGTGCTCGACAAGTCCGAGCCCAGCTCAGCCCGTTTGTCCGCCGTTCCCACAGCTCCCCAAAGAGTTGATGGACGCACCTCCGACATGGTATTTGTTGCCTCCCATGATGGAGTCGAAGTAAGTTGTTCACAACTAATCAAAGATTCCGAGCAAACGACATTAATGCTGTACGAAATTCAACGCTGGAATGAGCGAATCGCATCCTTGAAATAATAATCACTTTAGTATTTGTGTTGAGTGAGAATTCGTTTGGATGGCTATGAAACGTATCCCAGTCGACGGCGAGTAAATGCCGAGCTGCGCAAGCAGAAGGCCTCGCTCCTACGTCCTGATCTGTTCATGGCGTATGAGCGTTGGAGGAATTTTCAAAGTTACTTGTGACTTAACCTATTTTCAAGGGTACCAGTGCGGTGCCCGCATGCAGCCTGCAGTGTTTGTCAGCCGAGCAGCCAAATAGCCGGCGCCCTGTATGTCCTGGCTAACTTTTCGGAGATCAGCAAATGCCCTGCGCTCTTCGTCTCCTGAATCTTTACTCAATAAATGATCGGCACAGATTTGAACAATTAGGGCAAAAAAATCCATCTGTGCGGTGGGTAATCGCACTGTGCGCAAGACGCCACCGACGCAATCGGTTGACTCACAACCGAGTTGAAAGGTCTCAGACACTTCCTGGCCACGTTCGTTGTAGCTTTTAAGTTGTGCGTGAAATACCGGGTGACCGATTTCGTCTAAGGCGAAATCGTAGTGAGCGCCGTAAACGTGTTCAAGTCCTCTGCGGGTCTTGCGAAAGTATCCAACTTCAGTTGCGAAGCTGACAGTCTTCAGCGTGCTTGGCGGATTGAGTGCAGTTTCATCAAGATAAATGCGACCTGTCGCCACGATATATATGTCAGTCGCACCATTTGCGCGCTCTGGAACATTGAAAGTCACATTCGTTATCTCAAAGCCAATTTGACCTGCAACCTTGGAGTGTGTGATCAATTTAAAAAGTCCCTCCGCATCTGCCGGGCGGATGGCGGGCATGTTTAAGCGTTGCAGTTGGGGCTGAATGTTGTTCCACTGTTGTATGAGCAACTTTCGAGCCGTCAATTCATTGCGTGTCATGGATGTCATCACATTCCCAGAATTGGTGCCCACTCTTCATAGAAGTCTCGCTCGAATCGAGCCAATCGTGCCCCAGACGGAATCCAGACATTGGAGACAATTGAACAATCCGAGCGTTGGCATACAGCTTTGCGTGAAAATGGGCACCAAAAGCCACCATTTTTTCCGTTACATCGGAGGCAGTCTGTGGATTGTTTCAACGTGGTTTGCAGCGCAGTTTCAACTCGAATTCTGTTGTACTCACCAGTACTCTCAAACTGCATGTCTTCGGACACTTTCTCGTCGTACTGAGCGAGAACTTCATCCACAGAATGAGTCCAATAGTAGGAGTCCAGTTCGGAAAATGGACCTTTGAAAAGAGCTGGTGCGAACATCGGCAAGTACTTTTCTTGGTCGGATTGGTTCACAGCTAGGTATGCAGCAAGGGCTTCAGAACTTACGATGGGTCCCGGAAAGCGCAGCACAGCGTTATGAAGCAAGTGTCCCATGATGTACGCAAGCAATGTCGCTTTGCGGGATGGATCCGGGGTGACGTCTCGATGAGCTGTCTCAACAAACTTGTCAATCAACGCGCTGTTTGCACCTCCATAGCGGGTACCGTATTGAGAAAATTGACTCTCTAAATGCCCAACCCCTAACATCAGAGCCAATGCCGCTGCAGGGCTCCTCTGCTTGAGTAGTACGGGGTTGCTGTCAATGTTGGCACGGATTTCAATGAAGCCACGAAATACACTAGCAATGAAGTCAACAGCTGCATCGTTGGACTGGATGGGGACTCTAAGCTCAAAAAGATTGGGCTCAGTTGCAAGCGAGCTAGCATTGCCGCGCGAAAAATCCCCTACTGGAATGCCTTTGACCTGACACCAATCAACTACGGTCGCTCCAAAAAAACCAAGTTGGCCTTGCTGCGTCAAATCGTAGTCAGTGACTACCAGTCTGACATCGTTATCTTGTACAAGTTGCTCAAACTTCTCCAAAGGCCGTTCGGTACTGTTCGGAACCCAGGGTACAACATTTGCCGTCTCTCCAAGTTTCTGCGCCAGTGCTTCTGCTAGCGGAGCTAAAAACTCTGATTTATCGTCAATCAGCAGTATGGTCTGCTTCATTTTTACTCCCCGATTGGAAATTTCACTTCAAAGCATGTTTCAAACCCCGGTGGTGGTTTTACTAAATTCACAGTTCCACCAAACGCTTTCGCTCCCTTGCGAACCAATGTCAACCCAAGCCCCATTCCAGATCCTAGGGGATCACGATTGCTTTCTGTGGTTGTAAACAATGGATCGAATATTCTTTCCGCCAGAGCTGATGGAATACCAGCGCCTGTATCTGATATTTGCAGTTTGTGAATATTCTTTTCGTTCCACGCTCGAACTGCAATTTCACGCGCTGGCGCACCGGAGCGTGCAGTTACAGCTTTTAGTGCATTTGTGTAGAGATTTAGAACGATGCCACTGTAAAGGGATATCGGAATTCTGGGTGTCTTAACATCCGCTGCGACGTCGACTTCCACATTGATTTTTCGATCAGTCGCATACTTTCCGAATACCTTCAGTACCTGCCGGATTCTTGGGGCTGCGGGAAGCGGGTTGGAAGGAACAATGGATGTACCTTTTATGTACCCCTGTGAATACGCGACAAAATCCTTGAGTGCCGTAATGTGGGTTTGAATAGCGGTTGCCTGTTTGGCGATGCTGGCATCACGCTTGCCAAGCTTTGACAATATCTCGTGGGAGCGCTCTAAATCATGAATCGCAGTTCCAAACTCATGAGTCATAAATCCGGCGACTACGCCCAATAGGCTCATTACTTCAAGGGCCGTATCCCGACTTTTGACCAAATTATCATGGCGTTCGGTGGCTTCTTGGACGTTTACTAGGCGCTTAACAAGTGATGCTTTCTCAGAAGATGTGAGGTTAGCGTTGGTTCGGACCTGCGCGATGGCTTCCGCTGTTTCGTTCTGAGCGATTTTTGCAAGATCAGCAATTTCGCGTGCCTCTGTTTCTTGCTGCAATTCTCTATCTGCATACGCAATCGCCTCTACGGCGCTGCGAACGGCATCGACAAGCTGCAGATACGCCTTGTTCTGAACAAATCCTTGGCGATCGGCGGTTGCAAATAATCCTATATCTCCTTGTTTCTCCTCGCTGCGAACCCCAAATACTTGTACGGCCCCGACTAGCTGGCTTGGGTGTGGCAGGCGGAGCATGTAGTTCAACGCTGTGGATCGCTGAGTTTCTTCATCCATTGGGAAATGTCGCCGTGCAAGACTTGACACTGGATTGCGCTCATTTCGCGACGCGTCCGCAGCTAACCTCAACCAATCGTCACCCGAAGTGCCATATGGTAAAACGCGGAAGTCACGATCAAAGACCGCAACACCAGAATGATTTTTCACCCAGGCACGAGCTTCGCGGCCATCAACTGGCATGGCAGTAAATGTGCCTTTTCGAGCCGGAAAAAATCTGATATCGGCGTAGGCTTGGTCAAACGTATTTTCATATACGTCATTGATTTTTAACCATGCTTTGCGCTCGCCCCGCCGATACAGGCGAAGCGCCAAACGGCCACCTCGTACAGAGACTATGCAGCGGAAGACATAATTTTCAAGTATCTTCTCCGCTACCGACTCCTCTTTCTCTTCATCTTCATCTTGGGAGTAAATGACAAGATTAAATCCAGTATCTAAGCCTTGGGGGGGATCTGGCAAGTCAAGAAGATCGTCTTTCTCATTTTTTCGAAGCAAAACTTGGTACGGGGATAGCAACCCAAGAGATGCTGTCTGTACCTGCTTAAAATCAATATTCTCTGTGCTTGATCTCAGCTGAGTGATACGCAGAATTGTTCCGAGTGGGGTGTCATCTGATGCCCTGTGTAATTTGTAGGGTACTTTGACTGTTCCTAGGTCTTCATTGAGATCAAATTGAGGCCAATCGAATTTTGCAATCAATGTTGTATTGCACTTTCGAGCGGTGTCATAGGCTGTAGTTTTTAACTCTAAATGCTGACCTAAGTAGCGCACAGCGAACCGTCCAATCCCCTTCTCTCCAGATATCGGTCGCTTGAACTTATTACTGGTTGCTTTGGATTCTTTCGAGCTTGTACCGATCCGCATCCAACCTGTTTGGAATTCTTTTAACGTCATTCCGCAACCGGTATCGGTAACGGTTATGTGCTCGGGGTAATTGTGGGCAACGGTACACGATGGGGAATCGGCGTCATACGCGTTCTTTACCAGTTCAAGCAACGCTACCTCAGGGTGTTTAACTAAGCGCTCACCAAATTCCCGAATAATGCGGCTTTCAATAGTGAAGGATTCTTCCCCAGAGTCGAGAATAGGATTTGATGAGGTTGTGGTGGGTAGGGCTGTTTTCACGATTCGGTCATCGAGTTAAGCAACGAGTTGATTTGGTTGATTTCTAATTTAAGTAGGCCATTTGCGTGCGGAACAACGCGCCCTTTATAGTCTTCGCTGCGAAGAAATTGAGCAATTTTTTTAGTGGTTTTTGCGTCACTTGTACCGTAAATACCACATACCCCTCCGAGTGCCATCGCGCCGACCTCATTGCGAACTACTTTGGGGCGCACCCTAAACCCAGTGGCCATGAGAAGTGCTGGTTTTTGGGGCATAGTGAAGGCCCACCAGACGTCGCGTTTAGTACATGTACTTGTTTGCCTTCCTTTGGCTGGTACGCTGTCCAAATAACGCTGCAGCTTGACCGATGGTTTTTTGTCAGTCCTTATCAGCCAGCATTTTTTTCCTGCATCAATAAAATCTCGCTGAAAAGTAGCTTCATCAAGAAGCTCTGTTTCGTTGGAGATAGACTTCAGGCTAGTGACGCAGTGGACTACATCTGTACCAATTTTCAAGCCACATCTTGCTCGTTCCCCCTCAGTCAGCGTGAGGTAGGTCTGTGTACCTGGACTTAGTCCGCGTTTTGCACGTATCAAGGCCTTCTTTGAGCGATCGTATGACAGCAGCTTGCGGTTGCTGCCCGTTAGAGCGCGCATTAGCGAAAAGCTCTCGTCTTCGTTTTCGCGGTAGTAGTGCCAGACACCTTCCCGTGCCTTCTTGTCGACGATGGTTATCGAACAAGTAGTAAGGACACGGTCAAATGTCTTGTCGCCCAAACGGTAGACATCTACATTCCAGCCACATTTTTTAATGTACTCGCGCAAGGCTTCTGAGGATGGTCTAGACACCCACTCGTAGGGTATGACCAAGGCAACCAAACCATCCTCTGCGGTGCTCGCCAATGACAGCAGAAAGAAATACTGCCAAGCGTTGGCAAGACCAGATACCTTCACTCCAATTCGCTGTTGAATTTTTGCCGCAGCTTTTTGTCTCCAGCCTTCAGGCAGATCTTGATTTCGAACATAGGGCGGATTGCCGATCGACAAGCTCGCATCACAAATGTCTTCAGAGAATGCACAGGCATTTACTACCTCCGCATGCCCAGGCAGATTCTTCAGGGAGCATCTAGAGGGATCAATCTCGTATCCCACGTATGACTTGTAGTGACCATATTTTGCAAAGCGGGCATCACCCGCACCAAAATCGACAACCTTGCCAACAGGGCCTCTTATCTTGTTGACGATATCCCAGACTTTTCTAACCAAAGGGCTCGGCGTGTCGACCTGACATCTATCAAGGTAGAGCGCGGCTGTTGGCGACACACCCAGCGCTAATAAAGCGTCGTCCATTGCGCGGAAGCGAGGCGAATCGTAGGTCATTGTTAAGAAGAGATTGCGTTTTGCTGCACGTCGTTATTTAAATTGCGACTTAGCTTGCCGTGGGCTGAGGATACGTCAAAAAAATGAGTGATATGATTATATAATAAATATTTTATTGCAATTAAAATTGAAAGCAAGTCTTGACTCGTTCGTCGCAAGGTAGTGCGGTCGGTACTTTTTCGCTCCCGGCGGGCGAAAGGGACCGCATTGAGCGTATTCGATTGCGACTGGCACGTTCTGGGCACCTATTGAATCGGAGCGAAGTGGTGCGTTTAGCGTTGCTAGCATTGGAGGATGTCGGCGATGACGTTGCCGAGGTACTGGTCAGTCGTCTGGAGCGGCAGCGACCAGGGCGACCTCCAGCTAAGTCGTATTCGATTGATCGTGACTCCGGAAGTTCCTGATGCTGCTGGCAAGATTGACGGGACGGTTGGGACTTCTTGCAGTTGGTGCTTGAGAAAGGTGCGGCTTTGCATTGGAGGTGACACTGTTGAAGTCATCTTGAAAACCTGATCCAGCTGCCCGCTCGACACTGCGTTATCGGCCTGTCCCATGCGACGACTCCGGGGTGATCGCCTTCATCCGCAGTCACATGGCAATCAATCACGTCTTGGGTTTGATAAGGCCGGTTGCACCAGGGTAACTTTCAAGCCAGGCGCACGCATTGACTGGCACACCCATCCTGCTGGCCAGATTCTGGTTATCACTGCGGGCTGCGGACGTGTGCAGCAAGAAGGCAATCTTGTGCAAGACATCCGTCCCGGTGATGTGGTGACCATTCCAACGAATATGGGGCATACATGCACCTGCGGCCAAGGTGTCCCGCTGGTCGGCCTCAGTAGGATGCCGAAATGGTGCACTCACAGAGTAATTTTCGGATTGGTGCCTTCTGCCGCTTCACTGTCTCGGATGCGATTAGGGATGTCCCAAGATGTCAGCAAGTGTGCAGCCGCGGGCAGGACCATGGACTTCCACGAAGTGTCGCCGTCTGCCAAGAGGCGACGAATTGCAGTTCCATCGAACGGCTTTTTCTCGCATTGCTCTAGCACGACTACTGCGTAGCCTTCATTTTTGAGTCGTCGAATTTTTTCGTCGTTCCACGCGTAAAGCCGCGTAGTCGCGCACGTCAACGACTTGCCGATGTAGTGCTGCAGTATGCCCGGATCATCGATCGGAAATGGCGAGAACTCGATGCGTTTGTCCGAGATGCCAAGTTCGCGGCAGCATGCCCGGATCAACACCGTTCGTTCGAGGTAAGTCAGCGGATTCGCAGAGGCGCGATTTCTGTGTTCAACCCCGGGGAAGCTCAGTGGCACGGGCGTCGGTGCGGCAATGCCGATCACGAGCGACTCCCATTGAGCCAGAGCGGCTTGCAGGTAGTCAACATGACCAAGATGAAATGGCTGGAATCGTCCATGGATGCAACCTATGGAAGATATGTTTTGAAATTCCATTTTTGCTCTCTTGCTGACTCCCACATTTCGTCGAAAAGCCCTTCCAGCGCTCCATAAAGTTGCTGGTCAGGGGCCCTGTCACCGGGGCGCTTCAACACCACACAGGAATTGCTCTTCTGTTCATACTCGTTCATACCCGGCAACGCGGCGGTCTCGGTGTAATGTCCCAACCAGCATACATCGCCATTGGCAAACATAAGCCGCAAGCCCGGTCGCTCCTGATAGAAGCGCACCTCGATTTCACCACTGAACTTGGATTTGACCCGTTCGATTTTTTCGAGCGAGTCCGCCTGCTTTGCCTGAAAGGCGGTCCTGTTCAAGCCGCGCCGCGAGGCACCTGTCTGCAGCCAAGAAGCGACCGGAGACACCAACAACAGGCGTACAGGCTTCGAAGAGGTGCCGCATCTGGCGACCATTGCCTGGAAAACATCGAAGTCACGCGTGAGCTTTTCCGCACCGACGCCCAGAAACGAAAAGCCACTGTTGGCTTGCATAAGAAAGTTGCGGAAGTCGGTAACTCCCGGCTCCTCGATCGCACCATGAACTCCGGCTGTGCGCAACGCCTTCAAGTTTTTGTGCGTCTGAATAGCCTTGAAGGCAGCGGGCAATAAGCTCAACGTGAACAGCAACATCATCCACGGCGTAACGACGCCCAGAAAGACGGACGAACCGACGATAGCTAACGGCGGCAAAGTCAAGACCAGCCATCCTAAGCCTGACACGAACTTGCTCGTGCCTGTCCAGCGCTTAAGTGCCGACCAAATCAGTCCCAAAACAATCTGTAGGACCCAGAAGAGGAAGGACGCGTACAAGTTTTGATTGATGGGGACTGTCCATTCCCCGTTCACCCATGGATAGCTCACGCTCACTCCTCCCTGGAAAATATGTCAACGAAAAATTCGGACTCCAGCAGCAGGCGAGACCAAGAAGTGAAATTGCGATAGTTGGCGCGAATATCGGAAACGCGTTCGAAAGCAGCGTCTGCGATCAGACCAGGCTCCAGCACCTTGATTTCTTCCTTGGCGGGTACTAGGTAGACGAGTCCGAGGTGCTGTTTCCCAAAATCGTCCACCGGTTCCCAAATGCAACAGCGCAGACTAATCGGATGCTCGGAAGTTATCTGGACCAAGACTTCCTCTGCCAACTCCCGATTCGCATAGCCACTTGCAGAGCTTTGATGGAACAGGTCCTGCGTAGTCAACCCAGGCAAATCGGATACCGTCATGTGACCGCTCAGACCTGCAGCCTTGACCCCAGTCAGACGCTTCTCCGGTTGACGACGAGTTCGCCTGTGCGTGAGGATGCGATCACCGTTCCTCACAACGTAGTACGAGATCAGTTGGGTGACTTCGGTCGTAAGTTCTGCGTCGGCCCTCCGCATGGCCGATGGTGTCGAAATGAGGTTCAGCAAGGCTTCCGAAACCGGCCAGACTCCTGTGCCCGGCAGCAGTTCGCTAACGGTCACGTACGGAACCACGATCAGCGATTCTTCGGCGTATTTTTTGGGTAGGTCGGGAGTCATGAATCAGATTCTGGTGCGTCAATAAGTTGTGGCGGTGCTGATCGGATTAGATTGCGAGATCGGTGCAATCCAAATCCCGATGTTTCTAGAACGGTAGCCCGAATCACTAATAGTAGTGTGTCTGATTTTGGTTGAACAAGACCACACTATGTATAAACGCATAAGACAGCACCATTCAGAGGTGCTTGGCTGCTTGACCACAATGGGCGCACCTACCTTCTTGCCGAAGACGGAATTTACCCGCGATTAGACGATGTTGGTACTCATGGCAGTTAACTCACTGACGCAGTCATGCGCTTTCAGTCAACGGTTTTTCCTTCTGGCGCTAATTGAGGAGAGAGTTTTCTCGATGCTTGTTCCAGCTGCTCAATTACCCGTCCAATTGCAACCCGTTTCATGCTGGCTGCTCACGCTGCGGAGCAGACCTTAAAAGCTAGAGTGGACTTGGGTTCAAATCCAAAAATATTAAATGCATCATGTTGGTGCAATTCAGCCGTTAAGTTCTTACCACGCATTCACGCTCATTTACTTTTAATTACTAAGTAGTCGAAATAGGAAGTTCATAAGTAGTCAACCATCCACCACCACTACGAATTGTCCCTCTTGAGTACGAAAAGAGGGACACTGTCCCCCTCTAGATGGAGACATCAGAGGGGGATTTTCTTTTTTATTAGCACTTAATGGTTA